GGTAATTCGAAGGTCGATCATTTTTTAGTGAATAGATTCAAAAAGCATTAAAAAAGAGGTTTATATAACTAAATGAAACAAGGACGCAAAACAGCGGCGGTCGAGGCCGATGGGGTCGAAGATTATGCGCGATATAACGCGGCGCGAGCGAAGCGCGAAGAATCCAATGCCGAGCTGGCCTCGCTCACACTTCGTGAAAAAGAGGCCGAGCTGGTTGAAGCCTCAACCGTCAGGAAGCAAGCCGACAATGCAGCCAGGGAAGTCAAAAATGCCTTCCTAGCACTGCCGGAAAGAATCAGCAGCATCCTGGTTGGACGCACCGAAAAAGAGATTTTGTTCGAGCTGCGGCGTGAAGTGAAAGAGACATTGGAAATGGTTGCCGATCGTGTACAGCCAAGCGTATAGCGCAGCCCTGCGCCCTGAACCGGATCTGACTGTCAGCGAATGGGCTGACCGGCACCGCATTCTTGACCAGGCAAGCAGCAGCGAGGCAGGCAAATGGCGCACTGATCGCACCCCGTACCTGCGCGAGATCATGGATTCACTGAGCGCGCAAAGCCCTGACGATATCATCGTCTTCCAGAAGGGCGCGCAAATCGGCGCAACTGAGGCGGGCAATAATTGGCTCGGATATGTAATCCACCACGCGCCTGGTTCGATGCTTTACGTCATGCCGACCGCCGACAGCGCGAAGCGCGCAAGCAAGCAACGGATCGGGCCAATGCTCGACAGCATCCCAGAAGTCGCCGCCAAAATATCTGCACCCCGCGCCAGGGACTCCGGCAATACGCTATTCCAAAAAGACTATGCGGGCGGCACCCTGATCCTAACCGGCTCTAATAGCAACGTCGGGCTGCGCTCGATGCCAGCGCGCTATCTGTTTCTGGATGAGGCCAGCAGCTATCCTAGCGACGTGGATGGCGAAGGCTCGCCGGTACAATTGGCGATCCGTCGAACGGCCACGTTTAAACGCAACCGCAAGGTTTTCATGGTCAGCACTCCGACCCTGGACGGCCTTTGCACGATTCAGGAATATTTCGAGCAATCCGATCAACGCTATTTTTATGTACCCTGCCCTCACTGCTCGGAATTTGGCACGATCACCTGGGACCGGATCCGCTGGCATGACAACGACCCGACCACCGCTTGCCTGGTGTGCGAGCACTGCGGATCTGAAATAAGCGAATCCAATAAAACGAACATGCTGCTGGCCGGTGAATGGCGACCGACCGCGACCGGCAGATATAAGGGCTACCACCTGTCGAGCCTGTACAGCCCGCTCGGATGGTATTCATGGAGCGACGCCGCGACCGATTTCATGGCGGCAAAGAAAGGATCCCAGGAGCAACTGAAGACGTTCATCAATACGGTGCTGGGCGAAGTTTGGACGGAGCAAGGGCAACAGGCAGACCCCGCCGCCCTGATCATGCGCCGGGAGGAATACCCCGCTGCCCTGGAATTTAAAAAGACCACGATTGGCGTTGACGTGCAAAAAGATCGGCTTGAGCTTGAATACGTCGGCTGGGGCGAGGGTGAGGAAAGCTGGTCGATAGATTATGTGGTCTTATTGGGCGACACCGCCCAGCCTGGCGTGTGGGATGAGCTTGCGGAATTGCTAGATGACCTAGCGCCTGACTCGGTTGCAATCGACAGCGGCTATAACACTTCGCTGGTTTATGATTTCGTCGCCAAGAGGCGCTACTGTCACGCCGTCAAGGGCGTTTCAGGCTTCGGCTTGCCATTGATCGAGGACGCGCAAAAGCGCGCCAGGCGGCTCGCAAAGCGCCGCAAGAAGGCGCTCACAGCCGAGCCAATCGGCGTCGACCAGGGCAAAGCAATGGTTTATTCGATGCTCAGTATCGCCGAGCCTGGACCTGGATATTGCCATTTTCCCGCTGACGCGGCCTATGATGACGAGTATTTTGCCCAGCTTACCGCCGAGAAACTGGTCACGCGGTACAGTAAAGGCCGACCGCGCCAGGAATGGGCTGCGACCAGGGCGCGAAATGAGGCGCTCGACTGCCGAGTTTATGCCCTCGCAGCCCTAAGATTAAGCCAAAACACGCGCAGAAGGCCGCGCGTACCTGTGCAAAATGACGCCGAAAACGTACCTAAAACCGTACAAACACCACCTAAAAGGCGCAAATGGACGATTAACCAACAGAATGGCGGTGCCTGGCTGTGATCGAAGCGATCATTTCTGAGGTATTGCACAGCAAGGTTGAGGGATCTTTGGCCGATGAATTGCGCGAGGCGATCATCGAGGCACTCCAGCAGCGCGCTGGCGGCGATACGATCTACATTCTGAAGCGGCAGAAGATCGACCAGGATCAACTGCGGGCGGAGTTTAACGGCAGGAATATTGATGATCTATGTGGGCGATTTAAGATCACGCGCCAGCGGGTGTATCAAATCTTGAACGAGAACTGAGGGCTATGCCCTCAACTCTTTAATCAATGTCTGGATCTGCTGGGCCTCTGCATCTGTGACCCACAACTCAAGGCGCTTCAGGCCTTGCTCTTTTTTGCGTTCCCGCTCGGCGCTTTTGCGCTCGGTTGCGGTTTTTGCCACGATGGATTTTTGCAACTTTTTGAGGTCATCGATCAACTCGCGTTTGAGACGCTGCGCTTTCCTGAATCCTGACTCATCATCGATCCCGCTGCTTTCGCAGTATTGCTCGCGGTACGTTTTAAAATCCCAGTTTTCCCATTCTGCTGGCCATCGCACAAGATAGCCACGATGATGCTTCTGCATTGTGATTTGATTTTTCATGATTCCCCCTGGGCGGCTTATGCCGCTTTGTCTGCTCTCATGGTTGGTGCCATTGAATAGCTGCCGGTTGGCAAAAATTGCTCAACGCCCTCATAAACTTTGATTTTTGCTCGCTTAACGCCTTCGCCCATAACGCCTTCAAACGTCACAGTTTTTTCTGTGCGCTTAATTATCGTGACGTGGATCCAGCTATCAGAGGAACAAATAAAGTTTGTCTTGTAAGTTTTGCCAGTTTCGAACTTGATCATTTTGTCTCTCCGTTTGCGTTGTTGTTGTTATCTATTATATTCGTGACCGGTCACAATGCAAGCACTTTATGCAATTAATTTAAAAAAGATTTAAGGCGGAAAAGTAAACGGTTTACTTATCCGCCGAAACAACTTGTAAATTTGTAAAGTTTTTCCCTAAAAATTTGACAGCAATCCCGAGATGATTGCTCGATGACAAATGCGTTTGATTCTGCTAACTACCCCACCACCGAGCCGACCGAGCTGGTTGCCGGTGATATGTGGCGCTGGAAACGATCGGATCTGAACATCGATTATCCAAACTCAGCCTATACGCTTAAATACGCGTTGCGCTTGCAGGGGGCTGGTACGACCGAGATTGAGATCACCGCCAGCGCGTCGGGACTTGAATACATAATAGAAGTCGGCAGCAGCACAACCGCCGCCTATATCGTTGGTCGATATACTTACCAAATTTATATCACTCGCAACTCTGACAGCGAGCGAATCACAATCGGATCCGGTCAGATCCAACTGATCGCAAACCGTGACCAGTCGACGGCCAATCCGATAACCAATCTGCGCCAGCGGTTAGAGAACCTTGAAACCGCAATTCTTAATCTCACTACTAAGACGGCAAGCGCTTATTCGATCGCTGGTCGCAGTTATTCCTATGTCGATTTACCGGAACTGATAAGAATGCGTGATCAGACTGTCGGCGAGATCAACACGAAACAGCGCAAAACCTTTGGAATTCGCCGATGAACAATGTGCGCCGATGGGATGCCGCTTCGCCTGATGTTGTCCAGAACTGGGTCAGCGAAGTCAAAAGCATCAACGAAGACCTGCGAACCCAGGGCGAAGCTCTGCGCGCCAGGGCGCGGGATCTTGAGCAAAACAACGATTACGCCAGCCGGTATTTAAACCTGGTCGAGACCAACATCGTCGGCGAAGGCATTAAGCTGCAAAGCAAGGCGCGAACCAATAAAGGCAAGCTCGACAACCGCATCAACCGAATCATCGAGCGCGAATTCACCGATTGGACAAGCGCCAAGAATTGCTCGCGCGCTGGTCGGCTCGACTGGGCTGACATTCAGCGCCTGGTTGTGCGGTCAGTTTGCCGTGATGGCGAGGTGCTGGTTCGCATGGTTCGCGGATCTGAATTTCAGATTGCGATTTACGACGCCGATTTTCTTGATTACGCACTGAACCGCGAAGCGACAAAAGAAAGCAATGCCATCGTGCAAGGCATTGAGTTAGACCGCGCTGGCAAGCCGGTCGCATATTACTTGTGGAAAATGCCGCCCAATAAGGTGCCTTCAATCTTTGGGATGCCAACGAAGTCGCCGAATATCAACGCCTACGAACGGGTCGTCGCCGCAGACATTATTCACATTTACAAGTCGGATCGCCCGAACCAGATTCGAGGCGCCACCTGGCTTGCGCCGGTAATGATTCACTTGTTGATGCTTGGACGTTATGAGCGAGCTGAAATGCGCGCTGCTGAAATAGCAGCCAGCAAGGTCGGATACTACAAGACGCCGACCGGCGATTACCTAGACGATCAAGAAAATGCCGAAGGCTATGGCCTACCCTCATCCATCGGCGGCGTTGGCTTTACTGAATTACCGGCTGGAACTGAGCTGGCCATGCTCGACCCCAACCACCCTGTCAGTGCTTATTCAGACTACGTTTCAGGCGTTCTAAAGGGCGTTGCGACCGGTTTAAACGTGACCTATCACGCCCTTTCCAGCGACCTGTCATCGGTCAATTTTAGCTCTATCAGAGCAGGAACTATCGAGGAGCGCGACAACTGGAAGCGCTGGCAGCAGTTTTATATCTCGCACCTGATGCGCCCCATATTTTCGGCCTGGCTGGAATTTAACCAGGGGCGGCTTGGCATCAATGCAGAGCAAACCGTCGCCACATTTGTGCCTCGCGGCTGGACCTGGGTTGATCCCGTCAAGGATCTGCAAGCGCACAAGATGGCCTACGAATTAGGCGTGAGCAGCCTCTCGGCAATAGCTGCAAGCCAGGGTAAAGACCTTGAGGAAGTATTCGATCAACGACAAAAAGAGACCGAACTAATGGCCGAGTACGGCCTGGTTTTCGGGCCTATCGAACCAATGATGGAGTCAGACGATGGAACAGATTAAGACCGGCCAACTGAGTCGGCAATTTAATTTTGAACGGGATCAAGTCGATGCAGAAGCTCGCACCGTGACCCTGAGCTTTTCAAGCGAACAGCCGGTCGAAAGATGGTTTGGAACTGAGGTGCTCTCGCACTCTGCCGAATCTGTCGACCTTACGCGCTTGAATGCCAAGGCCGCATTGCTTGCTAATCATGACCTGAACGATCAAATCGGCGTCATTGAAAACGCCACCGTGGAAAACGGACGCGGCATCGCCACAGTTCGATTTTCAAAAAGCGAACGAGGCGAGGAATTCTACCAGGACGTGCTTGATGGTATTCGATTGAATGTTTCGGTCGGTTACACAATTGAAGAAATGGAAGAAAAAAGCGAGCGAGTTTTCACCGCGACCCAATGGGCACCGCATGAAATCAGTCTTGTATCTACGCCAGCAGATTTTTCAGTTGGAATTGGAAGATCAGACGCCGTCTCAGGCGATCACTTAACCCGTGTAATTAATTTAATAAAGGAAACTCCGATAATGGAAGACCAAAAGATCGACATCGAAGTCGTTAAAAACGAAGCCCGCGAAGCAGTTTTAAAAGAAGAACAGCTCCGCGTTCGCACCATCAACGAGATGGCAAAAGATGCGCCCTACCTGCGCGAACTTGCTGACAAAGCATTGAACGACGGCTTTGCCCTCGATCACTTTCAGCGTGAAGCATTTGAAGCAACTAAAAAAGAGCTTGCCCGCAAGCCTGATTTGGCTGCTGACATTGCCAGCCCTTTAAATGTGGATCTGAGCCGAGGCGAGAAGCAAAGCTATTCTTTGTTGCGCGCTATCTCTGCATCTGCATCAGGCGACTGGTCAAAAGCTGGACTTGAAAAAGAAATCAGCGACACCATCGCACAGCGCAGCGGCCAATCAAATGGCGGCTTCTACATGCCTTCAGATATGGCTTGGGGTCGACGCGACTTGACTGTTGGCACCAACAATGCCGGTGGCTTTCTGGTTGGCACTGACCACGACGGGGCAAACTTCATTGACGCATTACGCGCTGCAATGGTAACGACTCGCCTGGGCGCTCGCATCATGAGCAACTTGCAGGGCAATGTTGCAATTCCTAAGTTAGCAACTGGAACTTCAACCTACTGGGTTGCGGAAGATGGCGCGCCGACTGAAGGTCAGCCAGTGTTCTCAAGCGTTTCATTGAGTCCAAAAAACCTCGCGTCATTTGTACAAATCTCGCGCAACCTTTTGGTGCAGAGTGACCCCTCGGTCGAGACTGTAATTCAGGACGACATCACGCGAGCCATCGCAGTTGCGATCGACGCGGCTGCATTGGCTGGAACTGGTTCAAGCAACCAGCCCACCGGCATCCTGGCAACGACTGGCATTGGTAGCGTTTCATTCGCTTCTGCTGGTGCTCCGACGTTTGCTGAGATCGTTGCGATTGAATCAGCCATCAGCGCCGACAACGCAATGGGCGCAAACATGGCGTTCGTAACAACCCCTGCACTTGCTGGAACTTTGAAAACAACGACTAAGGACTCTGGTTCTGGCCGATTCGTTTCTGAAGACAACAGCATCATGGGTTACTCAGTAAACCCAACTTCAAGCATGACTGCGAACACGATCTTACTTGGCGACTTCAGCCAGTTAATGATCGCCCAGTTTGGCGCTGTTGAGGTCATCACTGATCGCAACGCTCAAACCGGGCAATTGACGCTCGGCCTTCATGCGATGGTTGACGTAGGAGTGCGACATTCGGCTTCATTTGGAAAAGGTGCTTAGGTAATTGTTGAGCACTAAGGATTCGCCCGCGCTAGTCGCGGGCCTATCCCCCTCTCAAGGAAAAAACAAAATGGCAAAAGTAAAAGTTTTAGTGGGAGTCGTTGCAAGCGGATATGACTGCAAGCCTGGCGGCACCTACGACTTAACCGAGGAAGACGCATTGCTATTGATTCGCATGGGCAAAGCAGTTCCCGTCGAAGCAGCGGCAAAGCCGACAACAAGCAGAGAAGCCGATGCACCAAAAACTACAAAGCGCGGCAAATAGGGCAAGGCGATGGCTCTTGAGGATCTGGCAGAATTTTTTGACGTGGACGAGCACGCCCAAGCCGCCAGCTATACGCCAAGCGGGGGCAGTGCTAGTTCGATCACTGTTATTTTTCGCAACGAGTTTTATCTTGAAGATGCTGGTGTTGGCGTCGAAACGACGCAACCGGTGATCACGGTCGAGACTTCAAAAGTGCCTGGAATTGCTCACGGCGACGTGATCGCAATCTCAGGAATAAATTACAACGTCATCGGTATCAGACCCGACGGCACTGGCATAAGCGAAATTGCACTGGAAAAACAATAGATGGCGAACCATGTTCGACAGCAGATCAGGGAGCGCGTGGCGACCACGTTGACCGGATTGACCACGACCGGCAGCAAGGTCTATCAGTCTCGCGTGTACCCGCTCGCCGCTAACAATTTGCCTGGGCTTTTAGTGTTTACGAACAGCGAGACAAGCGAGCCGGACCAGATGGGCGCGCAGCCGGAACTGGCGCGAGAGCTAACACTGACGATCGAGGGATATGCGAAAGGCACGGCGAACACAGACGACACGCTTGACACGATCTCGAAAGAGGTCGAGACCGCTTTGGCGGCTGATACAAAGATCAACGGCCTGGCAAAAGATATTTTCTTGACCGGCACCGATATTCAACTGAGCGGCGAAGGTGATCAGCCGATCGGAATTGTGACAATGACGTTCGACGTGCAATACCGCACGGCAAACAACGCGCCCGACGTGGCGCTGTGAGGACAATGAGATGCTGATGACATCACCAAGCGGCAAAGTAACGATCGACGTGCATCCAAGCCAGGTCGAATCAATGCAGAATTCTGGCTACAAGCCAGCCAACGAGGTGCCACCCAAAAAGGCGGCTAAGAAAATTCAAAAAGTAGAGGACGAAAACGATGGCAACTTATAAGGGCAACGGCGGCACAGTAAAGGTTGGATCTAACGCAGTAGCGAATCTGCGCTCATGGAGCCTTGAGGCATCAGCGGCAACAGCAGAAACCACCACAATGGGTTCGCTGGTAGCAACGCACGTTTCCACGATCACGAGCTGGACAGGATCTTGTGATGTTTTTTGGGATCCTACCGACACTGACGGCCAAGTCGCATTAGCGCCTGGAAATGTCGTAACAATCAAATTTACCCCCGATGATACGGCTGGAGCTAGTGACGTTGACTATTCAGGATCGGTAATCGTTACAGGCCACAGCAGAACGGCATCCCACGATGGCAACGTGGAGGCCAGTTTGAGCTTTCAAGGAACTGGGGTTCTAACTACCGGGGCAAGCTAAATGAGCATTATGGATGCGGCGAAAGCGCATTTCGATGGTGTTCTGTCGGCTGATCCGAAGCCTTTAACGATCGCAGAATGGGGCGGGACTTTTTTCGTGCGCCCTCAGATCAGCGTAAAAAAGAAGATGGAAATCCAGAAGAAATTGACCGGCGACCAAATGGATGAAGGCTTGGCGCTTTCGTTGATTTATTACTTGGTTGATGGCGAAGGCAACCCCTGTTTTAAAAAAGCTGATCTTTTTGAAATGTGCCGATCGATCGACCCTGATGTGCTGATCCGAGTCGCGGGTGAGATTGCGGAACTGCAACCGAGCCAAGAGGAGATCGAGGGAAACTAAAAAGCGACCGCGCGCGGTGGTTCATGTTCGAGCTTGCCGAGCATCTGAACAAGACGGTCGCAGAGATTGAAAGCATCTCTGAAATTGAATTTTTTGAATGGCAAGCATTTTTCAAACTAAGGAATGAAGATCGTGGCGGCGACCTATAACACAGTACTGACAGCAAAGGATAAGACAGCCGCCGCGTTTAAATCAGTCGGCAATTCTGCCGCTGCTGCAACCGTAAAGATTGCTAAGATCGGCGCAGCCTTCGCAACCGCTGGCGTCGCCGCTGGTATTGCGCTCACAAAGATGAGCATGCAAAACATCGACGCACTTGCGAAGGTGTCAGATCGCCTGGGCATTGCAACGCAGTCGCTCGCCGGACTGCAACACGCGGCTAGCCTTGCTGGCGTTGAGAATAAAACTTTAGAAAAATCACTTCAGAATCTCGCTGTCGGTGTCTCTGATGCTGCCGATGGCACCGGCATCGCAAAGGATGCTTTGATTGAATTAGGGTTAAGTGCTGGCGTATTAGAAAAAATGCCGGTCGATCAGCAAATGCTCAAGGTCGCCGACGCCATGCAAGGCGTCGAGCTTCAGGCAGATAAAGTCAGAATTGCAACGGAACTTTTTGGCTCTCGCGGCGTGGCAGTTTTAAACATGCTCGGCGGCGGAGCTAGTGAGCTTGCCGCTGTTGCAAAAGAAGCAGAGCACCTTGGGATTTCTGTTAATCGCGTTGACGCAGCAAAAATTGAACTTGCAAACGATGCGGTCGAAAGAGCGAAAGGTGTATTCACCGGTTTGGGAAATCAACTCGCAACATCGTTTAGCCCCTTAATAATGGCGGTAGCTGATAATTTTCGACAAGCAGCTTTAGACAACGAAGACTTCGGAAGCATAGGCGAACGGGTTGTCGGCGCATTGTTATCGGCATTCGGAACACTTGCCGATGGCATTTTCTTTTTAAAACTTGGGTTTGCTCAGTTAAAAATTCCATTGTTGGAAATTGCAAAGGTTGTTGTCGATAAGATTGATCCAGTTTTCACATCTATCGCGGAAAAATACAACAAGCTAGCGTATGCCTTCGGGTTCCCTTTGATTGACTCGGCGGCAATGTCTCAAATGGGTGCCGATTTAGAGGAATCAATTGGTTCAGCCATACAGAATGTTTCGGACCTGATGAAGCAACCATTGCCGTCTGAAGGCTATGAAGCAACCTTTAACGAGATCGTTGCGTCAACCAGGAGGATGGCTGAAGAAATTGCTAATAATTCACCTGCGAAAGTCATGCTTGATGATGCGAATAAGAATGGCAGCGAATTAGTAGAAAAGCTGACCTTTTTTCAAGGGCAAGCCGCAGCAGGAGCAAAGAAAAGAAAAGAATTTGAAATGAAGTCTGCAACGGATCAGACAGCGCACGTCATTGGCGAACTAGGCAACCAATTCTCTGGAATTGCATCAAACAATAAAAAGCTGTTCGCAATGAACAAGGCCTTCCAGATCGCGCAAGCGATTATGCAAACCTACCAGGGCGCAACCCTAGCAATGAGCAGCTACCCTCCCCCGCTCAACTTTGTGATGGCAGCGGCTACAGTCGCCAGCGGTCTGGGCCAGGTCGCTCAAATTAAGGCGCAATCGTTTGAGGGCGGCGGCTTTACTGGTAGCGGCTCAAGATCTGGCGGCATCGATGGACGTGGCGGATTTCCCGCTGTGTTGCATCCCAACGAGACCGTGATCGATCACACCAAAGGGCAAAAAATGGGCGGCATAACCATCGTCAACAATATTGACGCCAAGGGCGCAGATGCCTCGGTCGATATGAAGATCCGCGCAGCCATGCAGCAAACCAGTCAGCAGACCGTCATGACAATTCAAGATCTGATGCGTCGGAGGCGGTTCGCATGACAGTATTTTTAACACCATCGATAACCCCGTCATCAAGCACGTTTGAGCTGATAACCAATACAAGGACTTTCCAAAGCCCTTTGACCAACGCGGTGCAAACGGTGCAGCGCAAAGGGTCGCTTTGGAAAGCCTCGCTGCAATTCAACAACCTTTCTGGAAATGATCGCGCAGAAATGCAGGCATTTTTAACAAAGCTCAATGGGCAAACGCATCGGTTTTATCTTTACGATCACGCGGCCACAAAGCGAGGCGTCGCGCCTTCTAATCCGGCGGATACGCTTTTGATTAAGGGGGCTGGTCAGACTGGATCGATCTTGCTTGCGGACGGGGCCACCGCGTCGCAGACAGGATATTTAAGGCCAGGCGACTACATTGCATTTAATAACGAACTTCACATGGTGACAGAAGACGTTGACTCAAGATCAAACGGAACTTTGGAATTTGACAAACCCAACAGCGACGGCACCACAACAACAACTGGCGGAATTCCGGTCGCCCCACCAATCAGAAAGCCAACAATTGACAATCAGCCCATCGACTATTTGCAACCGGTCTTTGGCGTTTTCATGCTTACAAGCTCGGCAAGCTGGGACACGCAGCCAGGTATCGTTTCAAACTTTACTATTGAAGCCGTCGAGGATGTGCTCGCATGAGCCGCGGCTTTCCGGATGATGTTGCAACCGCCCTTGCCCAGCAGAATGTTGCGATCGTTACATTTGCCAAGCTGGAATTTCCCAGCGGCACTGTTTACTTGCACAACTCGCTCGGTAGTTATACCTGGGGCGGTCACGATTGGCTTGGCGTTGGCGATCTCGGCAGCATCAGCCAGGTCGAGGAAGGGCTCGACGTTAGCCCTTACGCGATCACTTTGACGCTCTCCGGCCTCGACGCAACGATCAGCGGCGCGGCTTTGACTGAGGATTACTACCTACACGGCGTGACCGTTTACCTGGGCGTTTTGGATACGGACGATGTTTTAATCGATACCCCCACCCAGATTTGGGGCGGCTTCATGGATCAGATGAACATGACGGTCGGCGCTGATGGCGGCGACGCGATCCAATTGGTCGCAGAGTCGGAACTATCACGCTTTAACAAATCCTTAAACCTGATGTACACGAACACCGCGCAGCAGGAGCGATCAACCGGCGATTTGTTTTTCAATTTCTTGCACCGTATCGAAGGCGCGAAAATCAATTGGGGATCTAGGACGCCAGGCGGCAGCAACTTGGGCGCGCCGGTTATTGACCCAGATGATTATAAAAACATCAGGTTATTTTGATGATTTTGCAAATCCATCAGGCGCTGAACAAGTGGGAAAAGTCAGAGTTTAACTATGGATCTGTCGACTGCTGCCAGTTTGCTGGGTTCATCGTGCGCGAGCTGACCGGCATTGATTACCTGCGCGATTTCGCCTATGAGTCAGAGCAAGCAGCCGAGCAAATCATAGACGGATTCGGCGACTTAGAGCGCACCGCTGCGAGCGTTCTGGGCGTTCCTACGCGTGATTTTGAATCCCTTGCCGATGGCTCGCCGGTCATCGTTAAAGCGCCGCAGGGGCAACTGATGGGCATCAAGCTCGGATCTGTCGCGGTGTGCCTAGTCAAGAAAGGCTTGGCAAGAATTCCGAGGAATCATATACATTCAGGGTGGAATTTATGCCGCAAGCAATAATAATATTTGCTCAAACAGCATTGGCGACGGTCGGTTACACGGCGGCAGCGCTTGTTGGTGGAAGTATTGCATACAGTACCGCTTTATATATTGGCGCGGCGGTAATTGTTGGCGGCTCTGTCGTTGCCAAAAAGGCCATGTCTCTTTTCGAAATGGAAATGCCCCAGGTTGATTCAGATGTAAGTCGACAGTCAACTGCGAAAACCACCGTTGCACCTCAAAAAATAATATATGGCGAGGCGCTTGTATCAGGTCCGATCAGTTATATCGCTTTGGCTGGGGCTAATAACGCTGACCTTTATCAGACTATTGTGCTTGCCGGTCATGAAGTCAACGCCATCACCGACATCCATTTCGACGACGAGATCATCACAAACGCGCAGATCGCTGCGGGTCTTAATAACGGCAGTAACACTGCCGGAGATGTGACCGGCGGCACGTTCGGGCCGATCGACTCGAACACCATTTGCGTGATCAACAAGCACTTGGGCGCGGCCTCACAGGCATCAGACCCAATGCTGACCAACAAGTTTGCTTTATACACCTCAGACCATCGAGGCGAAGGCATCGCTTATCTCGCGATGAAATGGACGCTTGATGAGGACTCTGCCGAGGTTTGGGAAAAATACAGCCCTGGAAATGTTAAAGCCCTGGTGCAAGGTAAGCAGGTCTATGATCCGCGCCTTGAGGTCACTGCTGGCGGCACTGCTGGCGCAAGCCCCACAAACGCCGCCTATGTCGCCTACTCAACCAATCCCGCTTTGTGCGTCACCGACTACTTGATCGATCAGACCCTCGGCATGGGTATCGCTGCCGCCAAGATTGATTGGGCGGCGGTTATCACGGCGGCAAATGGCTGCGATGTTGACGTTGACGTACCGAACAACGCAACGCAAAAGCGATTTACCGCGAACGGCGTTTTGTTCGGGACTGATAGCCATCAGAAGAATATAAATAAACTGCTGTCGGCGATGAACGGTCGGCTGATTTACTCGAACGGTAAATACATCGTCAAGGCTGGAATTTACGAAGAGGCAACCGAAGATCTGACCGAAGACGATTTGATTGGCGCGATCCAGATCAAAACTAGCCTCGAACGCTCAGATCGGTTCAACACCATTCGCGGCATTTTTGTCGACGCAGCCGCAAACAATAAATCTACGGAATTTCCAAAGGTGCAACTCCTTGACGCGGTGACACGCGACAACGGCGAGGTGCTTGAGAAAGAAATTCAATTGCCAATGGTCTCCGACAGCTACCAGGCGCAGCGGATTGCTAACAAACTGATTCAGCTATCAGATCAGCAAAAAATAATCTCGTTTCCGGCAAACCTGTCGGCGCTCAGGATTACGGCAGGCGATCGAGTCCGGGTTACGGTCGAGGAACTGAGCTGGAATCAAAAGGTTTTTGAATGTATCGGCTGGACGTTCTCCGATGAGGGCGGCGTCAATCTAACGCTGCGCGAAGATTCATCGTTAAGCTACGGCGACCCCTTGCCTGCTGCCTATTCACAGATCACCTCAGATGGCTCCATTTCTGATGGCTTTCGCGGTGTGCCAAGCCCATCAGGATTGACCGCAACGGCGGGACTTAAAAACATAGAGCTTTCTTGGGTTAATCCTGGCAAGCCTAGCGACTTTGGCACTGTCTACGTTTACGCATCAAAAAATGCAAATTTCTCATCGGCGATTAAAATTGGCGAGACTGACGGAACCCAATTTGTTCACGATGCGTCGAATAAGACCTTATTATTCTCCGCCGGTCTTTTCAATATTGGCGATAGCTACACCATCAGAGATGTGGGAAATACAAATTGGGTTGCGATTGGAGCAACCGCGCCGATATCTGCTGGCGTAGTTTTTACAGCCACCGGAGCAGGCAGTGGGACCGGCAAAGCCTGGGAAACTATCGTGCCAGGCAATCTAAGGTACTACTGGGTGCGCGCTGTTAAGAATATCGGCACCGATGACGCATCAAGGTCCGGCCTAGAACCGCCCAATGATCCCAATACCACCGTTTTCGCGACTGTAGGTGCTGTTGAATGGGTTGATGTTGCCAATCCTACTATCGGGATTGATATCAACAACAGCGATGAGATCTCAATCAATCTTGGCGTTGCAAACACAACGACAGGCCAAACAGTAGCAACTAGCGGCCTAGAAGCCGGAACGACCGTCACCCAGGGCGGTATTACCATGAACCAGGGCGGATCTATCAAGGGCGGTCAAAGTGCCTATAACAGCGGCACAGGTTTTTTCCTTGGATATGATACAAACGCTTATAAATTCAGCATCGGCAATTCCAGCACTGAGGCACTGACTTTTGATGGCACCAACCTGGCTGTTACCGGCACCGTAAACGCATCCGCTGGGGCATTCACGGGTGACGTTAGCACTGATTCAAAGTTTATCGCTGGATCTGGTGCTGCATCTGCAACGATGGATGGCGGCGACCCTGACTACAGGATTTATGCTGGAGGTTTAAGCCCAGCCCTCTCGCCATTTAAAGTAGATTCTTCTGGGACTGTCACCGCTACACGTTTGGTCGTTACAAGGCCGAATGATTTGTCTGCTGTTATTTTTGACTCGGCTAGAGATGGTCTCGTCGGAATCGGACTAGCAAGTTTGAGCCAAGACACAGGTGCTATTGTTGCAGGGCCAGCCGTTGAACTGACAAGCCAGACCAATACAGTCTCGGTGATTTTAACTAATAGCCAGACCTTAACGCTAGAAGCAATACTTGCGCTGCCTGCGGCCAAAAAGTATGCGGGCAATTATACAACTGCCAAATATCCCGCCAGCATCACCGCAACAATCCAATATTCAACCAACAGCGGCAGCTCATGGTCTACGTTTGGAACGGCAGTCGCATTAACTAGAACGGCTGCAACCTCCCCATCCGATGCGTCAAAGTTTGGAGTTTTGACGGCTGCTGTTGATGGGAATGGGAGGACTGGTTATCGGCGGGATGTTCACGCAATAGACGATATCAATAATATACACTTTATAGAATCAGCAGCCTTTGCTCCTGGCTCATATCTTTTTAGAGTTCAATTGAGCTTCGTTGCGGGATCATCGCCGGATACAGATTATGAGCCAGACATAACCGGCAACAGAACGCTGCAATTTGGGACTGACGGGGATGGATTTTCTGTTAATTCATCTGGAGTTATTACAGATCAATCTGCCAACTATTTACCTCTATCTGGCGGCACGCTGACAGGAGCGTTATCAGGTACTTCGGGGACTTTCACAGGCGCTATATCTGGAGCTAGCTTTGAACTAAGCGGCATCTCGGTTATTGATTCTAGCCAAAACATTAACGCAGCAAGCATATCCACTGACGCAATAACAAGCGCGGGTGACATAACACTAACGAGTACAACCACTTCATCGCCATCAGTAAACTTCAACAGCAGCACTGCCACCGACCCTGCTGTTGATATGGCGATCAAACTTGTTGGCGAAGAACTGCATTTCTACGAGCCAGAAGATACCAACAAGGTGCATTTCAAGATCTACGATGACACTGGTGTAGACGCGCCGTTTGGTTATTGGGTGAACGGAACGAGAATGGCAGATGCAAGCCGCAATCTGACCGTTGGCACTATCTCAAGTGGGGCTATTACAGCAAGCGGCGATATCAACATAGCAAGCACAGTTTCAGAGTTGAGAATTAATCGCAGCGGTATACGAACCCGCAAGATTGTTTTATATGACTCAGCATTAGGCAATGATTTTCAGTTTTACGGATTTGGCGTAGAAAGCGCAAGTTTCATTAATAGCGTTTACACAACATCAGATACGTTCTATTGGTATGCAGGTGTCAATTCCACTACTCGCCAACTTGCAGGTAGCTTGAGCGGCACTGGGGACGCAACCTTCGCAGGAACCATCTCTAGTGGGGCTATTACTAGCAGCGGGGTAGTAACAGCAACTGGCGGGGCATTGACCGGCAACTTAGATATAAAGAAAACCGGAGCCGATACAATTGTAGACATCAGGGGGAATAGTAGTTATGACCCTGTTCTCAACCTAAGATCCGATCAAGGCCCGATCACATCAGAAGGCTTTCAAATCTGGTATGACAACAACGTGGGCGATGCTCATATAGCTACAACTTATGCTGATGACATTGCTGCTATTCGTTTTCACACAAGGACCGGCGCAGATAAAAGCGAGACTAACGAACGATTCGCTATTTTGGGAAACGGGTTAGTCAATATCGTTAGCGGCAACTTGGCGATGGGTGGCAGCGCCGTTATTACGAACGACAGAAGCCTGTTCCCAACGAGCATAGAGGTTTCAGGGTCATACTCTGGCGGCAGTGGCGATTACACCAATATCACAAACGCGCAGTTAAAAATCGGGTCAGCAGGCTCAGCGGACTTTTGGAGAATCCCGCACTTCTCCACGCACGCATCCGTTTCTGGCGTTTACAACTACCAAACTGGCAAAGATGTTTACTGGGGCGAGCCTGCTGATACAGGGAATTACTATTTCAGAGGTAGAGATTTAGTTATTGAAGACGGCGTTCTCAAGATAGGAACCGCCACGGTAATTGATGCGAGCAATAACCTAACAACGGTGGCGGGAACATTTTCAGGAAATGTGATACTGGGCGGAACCGCCGCGTCAACTCCTTATAATAACGCAGGTACAAAACTTACGTTTGGCGGCGGCAGCGATTTTGCAAACTATTCCATCGGCACTTCAATGGAGGATGTTGGGGGGAATTATTCAAAGTTGGATTTGCGGTGGCACACCGGCATTCGCATGGGTGCGCAGGGCGTATATGGAGGAATTCGTTTTTACAACAACGAAGACTTTACTACCAAATTAATGTCTATCGGTGAGGGTTCTGCGGTTACAGATGTAAAAGTTTATAACGACTTAATTACTGGCGGCAGTATTTTCCCTCCAGCTATGGGCATCGGGCTTAACGCTTACCCCGCCTCTATAGGTCACACCGCCGCGTCAAATGAGGGTATCTTTTGGCACGTAAACGCCGACTATGGAATTTACAGAACTGCTGGCACATGGGTTCACCCCACGTATCAGCAACTGAGAATATCGTTTGACACTGGAATTGAGCTAGATGGCGGAACGGCTTACGGCAAATCTGGTGTAAATCTTATTGCGGGCAATTTTAAGGTAGGCGGTCTTGTAACAATAGACGCAAGCCGAAATATATCAGGCAATACCCTAACTGCTGGGGATGCTTTCCGATCAGATAGATCTGAAGATGCTTCAGGTACTTTCTTATTTAGAAAGGGTGCTACAACCGGAGTAACTCGGCACTTAAATTTAGCGGATACAGAAACAGACCCTGCCGCTGTAACAGATGCTCAGAACCCTAGTGGAATTAGCTGGGGTCAAAGAACTGACAACAATGGTTATTATCTGATAGGTTTAAAGGGTGCGTATAATAACGGATACGGCACTCACAGCAGGCTGCGGCTAGGCTGGCACACTGGGATAGAGATAGGGGCAAATCCGACTTATGGTGGTACAAGGTTTTTTTCTGATTCACCATTTATATCTACCACTGAAATTATGTCTATCGGAAAAAGCGATAGTAATGTAAGGATCACGAATAACCTGTATGTGACTGGGACTATTTCTGCTTCAGGCGGCACCTCTACCAACTGGAACTCGGCTTATACTTACTCAACAGTAGGTCACTTGCCCCTTGCTGGTGGTACGTTGACAGGAACATTGAATGTCACAAGCGGCTCTGCGTATTTTGTCGGCGTAGATATTGGTTCAGCATCCCAAACTACATACAGCCTATTAAGGCTTAATTCAAATAACGGGAATTTTCAGGCTTGGAAAGCTGGCACTGGCTACACGTCGTGGGGCGGTGCAAGCGCCATGAATATTTATACCTCGGCTGGGAATTTATGTTTCCACCCAGCAGGAGAGGAAAATGTTGTAAAAATGACCCCCACCGGTATTGAATGCTCAAAAATTCTAAAGGCGAACGCCGGATTAAGCCAAGACGGTCACACACTAATAAACGGGAGTGACACTTGGTATCGGACCAGCGGCAATGAAGGGATATATTTCTCTTCCCACGCTGGCGGCGTTCACATGACTGACACCACTTGGGTCAGAACGTACAACAACAAAAGACTATATGTTGGCGGTGGTTCTGCGGAGATAGCAACCTCTGGGAACGTGACTGCATATTATTCAGATATGCGTCTAAAGACTAAGACAGCGGATATTGATAACGCTTTAGAGAAAGTTAACTCCCTCTCAGGCTTCAAGTACGTTGAAAACGATCTTGCCAAAGAATTGGGTTACAGCAACGACAAGCAGCAAGTGGGATTGTCGGCGCAACAAATTCAAGCCGTGTTGCCAGAGGCCGTGTCGTTGGCTCCAATCGACATGGATACAGACGAGCAAACTGGCGAGATCACTTCCAAATCTGGTGAAAATTATCTGACGGTTGATTATGCCAAATTAGTTCCGCTGTTAGTTGAGGCCATAAAGGAATTAACGCAAGAAGTAGAAACCCTTAAAACGAAACTCAAGGAGAAATAGGAATGGCAATGACCAAAACCGTTGAATTAACGGATATTGTTGTGCGACCGAATACAAACATGGAGCCGACAGATCCGTCCGTTTTGATTACGTTAGTGACAGTTAACGACCGCGTGACAGTTGATGATCCAGATGATGACACCCTGCCGATCACGCAGAACAGGTCGTTTCAGTTTAGACCGGGAGATGATGTGTCAGGGCAAGCTCAGATAGTTCAAGACATCTGCGCGGCGGTCTGGACCGATGCCTGAGCACACGATGCGGGATGACTGGATCTGCTTCACGCATACCTTTGAGGATGGCGGCGAGGTCTACATAGAGACCAAGCTAAAAACCACCTTGGAACAAGACATGCAGAGAGCCATTGAGATGGTGGAAGTGACAAGAAATGTCTAGCAGCCCTCTCACGGTCGTTGTGCAAAACTTTAACAGCATTCCGCAGTTCAACCGAGCATCCAATATTGGCACTTGCTCACCGACTACTACTGACGCGGTGGGAAACTCTCCGCTGGTTGATCTGGTGTATGACTACTTTAGCTTTACCATCATTCGGTTTAACGGATATTTTGATAACAGCAGTATAACTTCGTTTACATTGACACCAAGCGGGGGTTCTACCCTCACATTTAATGTGAATACCTTTACTTATTACAGCAGTGTCAATTCATCCCAATGGGGATCTAGCGACAGTTATAGGAATCTAGTTGCAGGGACAACGTACACTTTGAGGCTTTACTCAGGCAGCACCAACGTAAACACTGAAGGCGTGACGTTAGAGCGTAGAAACCCTAAAAAGATGAGCGACTTTTATGGCGCTACCAGGAACGTGCCGCCGGTGTCAGGTGCGTTTAAACTGAGCTGGCTCAAGAATGCGGTGAAGTATCAATTTAGCAGCGCAATGTCTATTGCATATCAGCCAGGTCAATTTGTTAGCCATACCGGATTCTCAACGACAATATATGCACCACAAACGCTTGGATCAATGGCAGATACGTCAGTAGATTCAATCATCAACTTTTATAATGGTGCAACTGTAACGAACTTCGTATCTATTAATTTTCCCAGCAATCCTAGCGTACATATTTTTAGTTTTACTATGTCGCACACTGCAACCTCTAACAACAGCCAATGGTATAAAGTAAGTTTTACCCCGTCTGGCGGATCTGAGGTGGCCTTTTATCGTGAAGATTTAACCTATACACGAAGCGGAGCTGACCATAATTGGGTAGCAAATTTCGGAACACCACCATTTAGCGCAGGAAGCGGAACATTTAAGTTCACTTGCTGAAGCAGTGTGAAAAACATCTACGCAATTAACCCAACTTGTTAAAATAGATCAACCAAAAAAAGGAAGTAAAAATGACAGAACAAAAGAACGAAATGACGCGCGAGCAATACGTCAACTTAAGCAAGATCGAATCATTGGCAAAGCAGAACGCTCGCCAGGCAGTCACTATCAGCGAGCTTGAAACGCAGATCAATTTGCTGAGTATGGAATTGAACGAAATGAAGCAGTCGAAAGAAGAAATTTCCGGTGAAGCCCCAACCTTCGAGCCTGTCGAAGAAACTCATTAATTATTAGCGGAGGTCAAGATTGTGGAAGAAAGCGCAAAACAGGCGCTCGATTGGCTATCAGTCGGCGCGGCGGTTAGCACCCTCGCGGGCTTGTTGCCGCCGGTTGCCAGCTTGCTCACAATCATTTGGATGAGCTTGCGGATTTGGCAAGATCCGCTGGTCGTTAAATGGCGCGGCAAGGATGAGTGATTTATCCGTCAGCGATGACTCTTTGATCACCTTGCCATTACGCAATCTGATCGCGATATCAGCGGGCCTTGTGATTGCCTCGGCTGCCTATATGTCAATTATTAACGCAATCAGGCAGCACGATCACGATCTTTTGATGCACGAAACTGAAATCGATATGAATTCTGATTTTCGCATCAACTGGCCGAAGGAAGGTTTGCTTGCGGCTGACGTCCAGCAGAATTCGCGGCTCGATGCTATCGAGGGCCAAAACATTGGGCAAGCTACCGACCTGCGTGATATCCAAAAAGGTATTAACGAGATTCAGGTAACGCTTGGGATTTTAGAATCACGGTCGGCAGTTTCAGAGCAAAAAATCGAATCACTTTATAAGCTTTATAACGAAAAATTAACTGAGGCGAAGTGAATGGATGCCATCGCATTGTTGTCACAATTGTGGGCACCTTTGGTGGGCGTGACGCTGTTGATTTATACGATCAGTAGACTTATTGGGGACGTTGAAACGCTCAAGTCCAAGGTCGAGGTGCTGTTCAACCTGTTCAACAATCTCAAGGATAAGGACAAGGACAAATGAAATTTGACGCAATCAAATCAATTTTGGGATCTGTCGCGCCCACCATTGGCGCAGCCCTGGGCGGTCCGGTCGGCGGCGCTGCCGGATCTGTTATTGCCAATGTGCTGGGCGTGCCGAATGAGCCACGCGCGATCGAGCGAGCAGTCAAAGCGGCGACTCCGGCTCAATTGGCAGAGCTTAAAAAGGCAGAGCTGGATTTTCAGGTGCAAATGGCCCAGCTCGATGTGGACGTTTTTGCGCTTGAAACCGCCGACGTGCAAAACGCCAGGCAAGCGTATGCAAACAGCGGCGACTGGACGCCCAAATTTATCGCAGTTTGTTGCGTTCTATTCTTTGGCGGATATATCGCCCTGGTGACGATACTGCCGCCGGACGCGAACTCTGACACGATCGTTAGCCTAGTGCTCGGATACTTGGGCGGGATTGTCTCAAGCATCATTAGCTTTTATTACGGCGCAAGCCACGATCACAAGGGCAACTGATGAATCGTCTGCGCGAAATGATAAAGCGGCACGAAGGAGTCGAGACCCATTGCTACAAAGATCACCTGGGCCTTGAGACGATCGGCGTGGGCCGCTGTATTGCGCCAGGCAGTCTCGGCCTATCTGACGATGAGATCAATTACCTGCTTGATAACGATATCCAGCGCTGCATCTTGGAATTGAGCAACGCCCTGCCCTTTTTCAACTCGCTCGATGAGGTCAGGAAAGAGGCGCTGATCGATCTATGCTTCAACTTGGGACTGACCAGGCTGCTGGGATTTAAAAAAGCCCTGGCTGCGATCGAGGCGGGATTGTGGGAGACGGCAAAGGTTGAGCTGCTTGATTCACGATGGGCGGTACAAGTGGGCGCGCGATCCGAGGAAATCTCGGAGATGATCAGATCCGGTCAATACCAATAGGCAAAAAAAACCCCGCCGAAGCGGGGCTATTTCTTATTGCTTCAGGCAGTAATCTGCTGCCAGATTATATTCGCGGCACCAAAGCCGCTCACGATGGATCACCCCCTTATTAATTAACTTTTGAAACATCATAAAAATGCTGTTTTGGGTTGAGTGAATACCCGCCGCGATTTGATACTGCGACGGATATGCGCCGGTTTCAGCGTGATGAGCGCGGATAAATTCCAGGCAATCAAACTGACGGCTGGTCACTTCAATACTATGCTGCATTTCGGTCACCCCGCAATTTCTTGATCCTGACGGACTTGACCCGCTCGGCCTCTTTCGCCTTGTAGGTTATAAGGCGCTCACCGGCAGGCTTGCCCATCGGCCAGTCAAGCTGGTATTGACGAGTGACACCCATCGAGTGATTGCCGAGGTACGTTTTAAGCAATTGCTGACAAGCATCAATTTTCGCATCCATCGCCTTTTTTAACCTTTTAGCATCTTCGATTTCTTCGACGATGTCATCGATGTCATCGGGCAGATCCGCCATCGGTTCGTGCTCAAAATTTACCGGAACAGGCCATATATTATGGCAATCCTCGGAACTGTCGGGCGCATAAAAATCCTGCTCTTTGACGCGCCGCGAGAAATCATTCACTCGCGCGGTGATCAGTGCTTGCACCGATGGGTCGTTGTCGTAAATATACAGCCGCAAATCATAGCCACCGTATAACGTCGCGACGCAGCCCCAAGTCATGCCGGTACACATCAACTGTGCTTGCAATTGAAGTGGACCGCGAGACGGTGAAGGTCCATCGCCAGGCTTAACGCTGGTATTCTTGCATTCAATGATACCTTCGCCATCGAGCCGGATCTTTCGGCTTGGGGTCATCACATAAATACCCTTATCAGGGTTGTGCTCTAAGTCGATGTGCGCGAAGCAACTGGCGTCCAGGCTGCAAGCCAATTCCAGGGATTGGTGAAAATAAGCCGTTTCGTAATCGGTCTTTAGCCAAGTGCCTTGCAGCTCTTTGCGCGCCGATTCAGCCAGAAAGCCCTCTATCCTGTCGCCAAAGGCGGCTTGCTTGCTCTGAACCCATTCTTTGGATTTGATGCCAAGGCTGGCATTAATGCAGTTCCGCAAAGCATCATTGGGGGTTTTATATTGATCTTGGCCTAAGATGGCCGAGATGATTGAGGCCGAAGCCATGTGGTTTGGGGTGACTTTTCCTACCATGAGACACCCCCAGTGGCGAGGCCGTGAATCATGTATAATGAGAAAACCAGGCTGCTGGTGAAGATGCAAACGGTCAGTATTTCCCCCGCTGTGTGCATCATTTCCGACAATCTAGGTGATTGTCCCCCCTCTGATAACCTCGGACTACAATAAACCACGGGTAGCGGTGTTACCGTACTATTTATTATGCGCATTCGATTTGCATAACGGCTCCCCGTGATGCCGTTTTTTTGGGCGTTTCCTAATATATTCATATCTTCATCACCTTAAATATTTATCGCAATGTTTTTAGGTTTGTGCCTTTCACGCTTTCGCGTAAATTGATCGCACTTGTTTGCACTGCCCACTGCGCGGCACCGACGCGCTCTGATACTCGCCCGTCCTGCGCAAGTATTGTCTCAAGGGTCTCAGACAAAGTTTTAAATTCCATCGCTGCCAATCTAATGTGCTCATCGCAAGCGATCGGCACCGTGATACGGCTGGCTTTGGGTCCATACTTGAAAGCTGTTAGTGGTCGACTCATCGGCCTAAAATCCTATTAATTACGCCGTAAGGTATGCCAAATTTTCGGCGAATCATCGAAGTGGTCATTTCTTTATTATCCAAAATGGTTTTTTCGACATCAGCCGCTTCGATCGTTTTTTTAGCGTTATACTTGAAATTATCTGTTTTTACCTTGGGAACTAGGTGCAGCCTAGGCTCGCTGGTCATGCCAAGCGTGTTCATCAGGTTGCGCGCCATGCTAGCGGTCCAAACGGTATGCCCCCGAGGGCTTACAATCTTTTTTGCAGTTAGACTGCGCGCAAAATCTCCCGCCGATCGGCATCCCCGAGAATACAATTGATCAAAAACCGGTTGAATTTCAGCCGCATAATCTAACATCTTGGCTTTGCGCACCTTGATCGCTTCAGACGACGCAAGGCTAGTGGTTTTTGTGTTGCCAAGACTTGTGATCACCTTGCCCTTTTTGGTTGTGTGCTTGCCAGTCTCGCGGATCTCATCTTTGATGCGCGAATAGGCGTCCTTGGCGCGCTTCTTGGTCTCGCTTACCTCAAACTCGGCCACTGATGCCATCACCTTCAGCACGTCCCTAGTGCCGCCAGGCTCCCTCAAGCTCGCCACGTCCGGCGTACACACTTCAACCCCATGCGTTATCATTTTGCCAATGCAATCAGCATTGCGCGACATTTGCCCAAAGCTAGGAATTAGCAAAATGGCCTTTTGCAGTTTTGCCAAGCGCAACGCTCTTTCCAGCTCAGGCCGATTGTTCCGTTTGCTTGTGCCTTCGGTCTCAATGACTTGGCCGCAGGTCTGATAGTCACGCGCAGCCGCCCAGTCTTCAGCAATTTGTTTTTGCAAATCCAGAGTTTTCCCGCCCCTTCTGTCCCTGTAATACACCACAACCTTTCGCCGTATAGATTTCATAAATACCTTTTTATGCAATATATCTATTTAATGCAACTTTCTTTATCAACAATATCAAAACACTCTGTACAAACTCTACCTTTATAAATACCGTTCTGCAAGCGTAAGGGCTGACCGGTGTTTATACATTGGTTTTCATACAAATCATAAGGTTATAGGTTGCGGATGGTTGACAGTCGCGCAAAGGGTGCAGGATTTGAGCGAGAGATCGCAAATTTGATCTATGAGCACCTGGGCGTGACGGTTCGCAGGGATCTTGATCAATACCGCGAAAGCAACCACGGCGACCTCATTGGTCTTGATGATTGGACGATTGAATGCAAGCGGTATCGTGACAATTCATCCTTTCTACACAGGCCGGAATGGTGGACGCAGACAACAAACGCGGCAGGAGATAACACGCATCCGGTCCTGATTTATAAATTTGATCGCAGACCGATCCGATGCGTTTTTCCAATTCACGTCATCAACGGTGACTGGACGCGGAAAAATAACGAGGTGGTGACGACCTCATTTGAAACCTGGTGCTACGTTGTTCGTGAGGCTCAGACGCTGGAAATAGAAACTTAATAAATTCAAAAAAAAGGAAAAAAATATGTCAATTCTGGGCCTCAGCAGCAATTCCGGTGACGAACCAAGCGGTTCACTGTTCATTAAATTCATGCCATCGGCCAATGCCTGGTCGGAAGGTAAGACCGAATTTGAAATGAAGGATGTGAAAATTGTCTTTGATATGGATTCGGTCAAAACCGGCTGGATGAAGTGGGGCGATGATGGCGCGGCACCTGACAAGGTTTGGGCTGAAAAAGCTGGCGCTAAACTGCCAAGCCCAGGCGAAGGTTATAAGCTCGCGTTTCAGATCGAGCTAACCCTTAACGATGAGCGCCGGATCTGGGAATCAAACGGCACTGGTCCTGTGATGGGCTTGGACGCAATCTATGACGAGATGGCGCAAACGCGCGAAGGCGACAAGCTGCCGCTCTGTCAGTATACCGGCTCAACCCCTGCCAAGATCGGCAAGGGCAGCACCCGAATCCCTGAGTTTAAAATAGTCGAATGGGTCGAGCGCCCAATCGCCCTTTCCTCTGTTGACGATGCACAGTCGGCAGCGGCGGAATGGTAAAGCCTCCCCTCGCGCTGGCGCACCCCCTTACCCTTCCCACCCAAAGCGCCAGGCGGGGGTTTTAAATGATGACGGAACGGGAACACGATCTTAGTGGCGACACGATGTTAAAAATCTGCATCGCCATCTTTGGCGAGCCGAGCTTCAACACCGCCGATGAGTATCGCTGGGGATTGCAGGGCAGCAAACGCCTCACGGTCGGAAATGGGCAGTTTTACGATTACGAACTGGAAAAAGGCGGCAACGCCATTTCACTGCTGAAGCTCTACGGCGACGGCAGGCCCATATTTGAGCAGTTGGACGACTTCGGTTGCCGGTTGCAGCCAGTCCCGACCGTTGACGAAAAGCCGGTCGAGGTTGATCGCTACTTTTACACCAATCAGGACGGCGTGGTTATCTACCAGGTGCGTCGTCTTCAATACTTGGACGGGCGCAAGACCTTTCGGCAGTACGACGCCAAGGGCAAGCCTGGCATCAAAGGCATTGCCGCCCTGCCCTATAAATTGCACGAACTCGCGGCCAGGCCCGACGAGCCGGTGCACATATTGGAAGGCGAGAAAAACGTGCTTGCCCTACAAGCCGAGGTTGACGTGCTGGCAACGACCAACTCCGGCGGCGCCAAGAATTGGTCGGATCTGCTGTCGATCTACTTCAGGGGCCGCGATGTCGTGGTTTATGAGGACAACGATGCGGCTGGGCGAGCACACGCGCGCCAGGTCATTAGCTCACTGCAAGGGCTGGCAAGTACCATTCAATTGGTCACATTTCGGGACTTCCCAGAAAAGTTTGACGCGGCGGATTTTTTGCTGACCCACGACTTCACGGAATTGGGCGAACGGTGCCAGATAATCACCGAGCATGACGCTGATTTTTCGATCGAGTTTGATTTTGACGAGGACGATGAAGCGGTCGATTTGGACGATGAAACCGCCCTTTCCTATCGCGTCCTGTCGATCGAGGATCTGTTCGCCATGCCGCCGCCTGAATGGCTGGTCGACTCGATCATTCCCAAAAATGAATTAGCAGTGCTCTATGGCCCGCCAGGCGAGGGCAAAACCTTCGTGGCGCTTGATCTCTCGCTACACGTCGCCGCTGGGCGCGATTGGCATGGGCAGACAACCAAGCCTGGGCGGGTGCTCTACATCGCCGGTGAAGGCGTGAGCGGCCTGCCCTCGCGCATCAAGGCTTGGCACGCTCACAACGAATACGAGCCGGTGCAGGACTTTTATGTACTGCCGGAAGCGGTCGAGTTTTTGGATCCGGCCAGCATGTTTCGCTTGAGCAATACCATTTCCGAGATGGGCCGCTTTGACCTGATCGTGATTGATACGGTCGCCAGGGCTATGGCTGACGGTGACGAGAACAGCGCCACGGATATGGGCAAATTCATCAAGGCGTGCGGCAATTTGCAGCGCGTACACGGCGCGTCGGTGCTGGGCATACACCACTCCGGCAAGGACACGGCAAAGGGCCTCAGAGGCTCAAGCAGCCTCAAGGGCGCGGTTAATACTTCACTGAGCTGCAAGAAGATCACCGACAACCAAATTCGGCTCACTTTCGAGAAGCAAAAAGATGTGGAAATGGGAGAACCAATCTCGTTTGACATGGTTCAAGTGCAGATTGGCGACGGCCTGATCGGGCAAACCAGCGTTGCCCTGGAACTAAGCACGATCGTTAAGGACGAAAAGCAACGATTCGACATGAGCACCAACGAGCGCCTAGCGATCAAGGCTCTGCGCTCGGCAGTGTGGGAACTCGGTCACGCCAGCAGGTCCGGCAAAGCGCCAGGCATGACGCGGGTGGTGTCGTTGGATCAATGGCGCGACGAGGCGAAGGCGTTGATGGACAACGGCGGCAAGTATTTCTACACGTCGTTTAATCGGTGCGTCGCGCGCCTGGTCGAGCGTGAGGTGGTTGGCAAATATGATGATGAGGTGTGGTTAGCAAATGAGTAAAGAGCGAGTTTTAACTATGAAACAGGGACGCCCGCCAACGCCTGGGCCATTCCGATGCAGGGCCGATTTTGAAGATGCGGTTATCGCGCATCGTCAGCTCGGGTGGAATGTCAGAAGGATCGCGCAAAAATTTGGGGTGGCTTGGCGCACTGTGAAAAACGTGCCATGAATCACAGGGAACTGGGCAGTTTGGTTTTCGAGATCGCCATGCAAGGTCGCAATTTGAAGCGAGGTTATGACAAAGGATTTTTGCTCATTTCCGATCAGGACATCGAAGCGCTGGTCGCGGCTAGGGATCTGATGGAAGAAATTGCGGAATTGATGGCCGGTGAGTTAGAGATCGAGACCGAGATTGACCAAGATCCAGGGCATCGCAAATGGTTCCGGCAGCAGTTTTCGGTTGAGTTTTGTTGGTCGAAAATGACTCTAGAATTTGACAATGACGACCTCGATGAACTGGTTGCGGAGCTGGTCAAGCTGCGGAATCGGGCCGCAAAATTGATGGTCAGGTCCGAAAATATGGTTACGGATATGCAAAAAATGGTCGATGACATGGAGAATTTTATTCATACAAATGGGTCTAAATCATGAATTTTATTCAATTTGGAGTCATCATTTGGGGGGTCGAGTCATCATACCCAAATGATGACTCAGTCATCATCAATGATGACTCAGTCATCAAAATGATGACTCGAAGGTTCAGCCCTAAACCAATGATATATATCAGTTTTTAAATTATGAAAAATCCGAGTCATCATTCAGTCATCATTGAAACGGTCAATTTCAGCCGAGTCATCATAGTCATCACCCCCCCTATAGGGGGTGATTACTGATGACTGATGACTCAAGGATTGGGAAATGAAAAAGAATCCATACTTTATAGATGAGCCAGCGGTGATCAGCTTCAGCGGTGGGCGCAGTAGCGCCTTTATGCTTTACAACATACTTGAGGCTCACAATGGAATTTTGCCAGATGATGTGATTGTGACGTTTGCAAACACAGGGAAGGAAATGCCGCAAACCTTGGATTTTGTTCAAGCCTGTTCAGATAACTGGGACGTGCCAATTGTTTGGCTTGAATATGACGGCAGAGATCAAAAGGCAGATTCAAAAAATTACGATTATAGGTACAAGGTTGTGGACCATGAGACAGCCTCAAGAAATGGCGAGCCGTTCGTAAGATTGATGCGAGATGTTGGCAATTTGCCAAATCCAATGGCTCGATTTTGCTCTGGTCAATTAAAGGTTCGATCGATTCATCGATATGCGCTGGATCATGGGCTTCAAGCACCATTTCTGACAATGATTGGAATTCGAGCAGATGAAAAGCGTCGGGCAATGAAGCTACACAAAAAGACCAACGAAGGTCAGGATAATTTCTGCCCGATGTATGAGGCGGGCCACACCAAATGGATGGTGTCGTTGTTCTGGAAAAATCAGAATTTTGATCTTGATCTGCCAAATAATGATGGCGTTACAGATTGGGGAAATTGCGATCTGTGTTTTCTGAAGGGTAGATCAAAAAGATTGTCAATTATCCAGGCGCGTCCAGATCTAGCAGATTGGTGGGCAGAAGAAGAAGAAATTCACAGCGATCAGTTTGATAGGCAGAGTCCAAGTTATGCACAGATGAAAATAATTGCCTCAGATCAGGGTGCGTTATTTGAATTTGATGACGAATCCATCCCTTGTTTTTGCGGCGATTAGGACAATGAAGAAAAACATCGAACTAGATTCTCTCATCGCTGGCATCAATGCTTTGGTAATTGAAGCTGATCGCAAATGGGGAACTGATCAACTCCGGCTGAAGGTCGGCGCTGATCTGAGGTTTAAGTGGGATGCTCAGTGGAAGCGATACCAGGCAGCGGTTGAAGCCAATCATCTGCCATCGGTGCGAGATCACGCCAAGAGCGTCACCAAAGGATTTGCTGCCCTGGAACTGGAAGCGGCCAGCCTGGGCAATAAGCCGGTGCCGCCAAGTGTGTGGACAACCGTCGCAGGGCCGCGAAATACACCGGTTGCCATCGTAAGAGAAAAAGAGCACATGAATCAGGTTGAGGATGGCACTGTTGCCTTCACCCTCGATGAGCTGGTGATGATGATCCCAGCCAACATCATTCACATCAAGAGCCAGTTCGCTGGCACCCGTGTGATCAATTGGAAAGAAGTGGAGCTAGTAGATGACGAAATCCCATTCTGACGCAGTAAACCGGCCAGATCACTATGCGGGCGATATTGAGTGCATTGATGCAATGGTCCAGCAGTTCGGACCTGATGCGGTCAAAACCGCCTGTGTCGTTCAGGCGTTCGAGATGCTCTGGCGATGGCAAAAGAAAGGCGATGCTGATGAGAATCTCAGCAAGGCGCATTGGTGGCTATCGTTCGCAATTGGTAAGGATCTGCGCGGGTACAGGGCCGACCCTACCCCAGCCGACTGGGACGCAGTCAAATGGCGTACAGGGCGCAAACTAAACACGGTAACAGGCGAGGAGACGATCATTGAAACTTAGCGTCAGCACCAATATTCACGACTACAAGCGCACGTTGAAAAAGATGCAGAAAAAGCAATTACCTTATGCTTACAAGCTCGCGCTTAACAGCACAGCGTTCGATGCCATGAGGGCTGCGAAGAAACACATGCGCGAAACCTTCAACAAACCGATCGCTGCCTATCTGCCCGCAGGGATAAAGGTGGAACAGGCAAAGAAAGACAAAGATATAGACAAGATGTTCGCCCGAATTGACTTAGAGGATTGGGGCGACAAAGGCCAGGCGCGCCGAAGTATTATGAAACCGCACATTGAGGGCGGCACTAGACGCCAAAAGAAAGCAGAGCGCCTTTTCTTATCGCCTGGCAGATATCTTTACCCTGGACGCAGCGCGTCCCGAGATCGCTTTGGCAACCTGCATACGAGCCAGATCGTTAAGGCGATCAGCGACGTTGGGCGCAACACCGACGCAACCCAAAATACTAAGCGCAAGAAAAAGCGTTACTTTGCCATTAATACGCGCAAACAAAAGACGATCATCATGCAGCGTAATGGCAACAGCGTGACGCCCTTCATGGTTGAAGGCCGCGAGCCTACCTATAAAAAGCGCTTCATGTTTTACCAGGTCATCGAAAAAACCATCAAGAGCAAGTGGGCGCGCAACATGGATCGAGGAATGAGGAAGGCAATGAAGGATCCAAAGTGATCAGGGATTTGCTGACATTACTGGTGGCGGTCTACGAGGCAGTGCTTAACTTTATCTTTTTGGTACTGATGACCATCATTTTGACCACAGGGGCCGTCGTTTATGGCATGTATTTATTGATGGTGCCTACCAAATCAAAAAGGTACTTCCAGCGCGATTCGTCTTGCGGGTAATTCGAAG